AGATCAGAATCCTTAACGATGATGAGATTCTTGCCACTATTCGCGACCCAGAAGATATTCTGCACATGTGAGGTAAGCTATGGGAAACACTACACCAGACGATCAATTAGAGTTTGACTTAGGGGCCGAGGAAAAGGAGACCGAAATCTCCTTGGAGGATGATAATGAGAAGGAAAATGAGGCATCACAGGCTTCGGTTGAGCAAGAAGCCACTGAAGCTGAAGAGAAACAGGCCCAAAAAGACGAGCTAGATTCTGTCAGCGAGGCTGTTCAGAAGCGTATTGCCAAGCTCACCGCCAAGATGCGGGAGGCCGAGCGCCGTGAGCAGGCCGCTTTGGAGTATGCTAGAGGTCTGCAGGGGCAAGCCCAAGAGTTGCAGCAAAGGCTGGTTAGTACGGATTACAGCCGACTAAATGAAACCAAAACCCGGTTAGAGACTCAACAAGCTACGCTAAAGGCAATTATCAAGAAAGCCCGGGAAGAGGGCGATATTGATACCGAGACTGAAGCGCAGCAACGGTTGTCTGATTTGGGGTATGAGCAACGTCAAGTGGCGGCTTATCTGCAGCAGCAGGAAGCGGCTAAGGAGCGTCAAGCTCAGCAGCCACAACCGGTGCAGCAGCCACAACAAGTCCAACAACGGCCCCGGCCAAGCCCAAGGGCCGAGCAGTGGGCCACGGACAATCCTTGGTTTGGTCAGGATAGAACCCTAACGTATGCAGCTTGGGGTATTCATCAAACTTTAATTGAGGACGAAGGTGTTGACCCCAATACCGAAGAGTACTATACTGAGTTAGACCGAAGATTGCGTGATGAATTTCCGCGACGCTTCGCCAGCCAGCAGGCTGAACAACCAGTTGCCAGACAACAGCGTCCCGCGTCCGCTGTTGCACCTGCCTCCCGAAGTTCCGGGGTTGCAAGTACGCGCCGTTCTGTCCGGCTATCGCCGAGTCAGGTTGCCATAGCTAAAAAGCTTGGTGTTCCGCTTGAGGAATATGCCAAGTATGTAAAGGAGTGATCTCATGAGCGATCAAAAAGTAACTATCGATAGAGCACCCCGCGCTAGCCGTGAAAAGGAAGCTCGTCGCAAGCCATGGGCACCGCCTTCGCGCCTTGATGCGCCTCCAGCTCCTGCTGGATACAAGCATCGCTGGATTCGTGCCGAAATCAACGGTTTCGAGGACAAACAGCATGTATATGGTCGTCTTCGTGAGGGCTACGAGTTAGTCCGTAATGAGGATTTGCCAGAGGAATACCGCGACACGCTGCCAACCCTAGAGGATGGTAAGCATGCTGGGGTAGTTTCTGTTGGGGGCCTAATGCTTGCTCGGATTCCTGAGGAAACGGTTGAGGAACGTAACCAGTACTTCCAACGTAAAGCGCAGGATCAAATGCAGGCTGTGGACAACGAACTGATGCGTGAGAACGCGCACTCGTCAATGCGGATTCAGAACCCCGAAAGGAGTTCCCGCACAACCTTTGGAAGCCGCTAACGCGGTTTTATGAACCTCTTAGGAGAATCAAATGGCAAACGTAGATAAAGCCTTTGGTTTGCGTCCTGTTGGCAATGTGACCGGTCGTGTTACCGGTGCCCAGTACGGGTATCAGATTGCTGACAACCAAGCCGGGGCGATTTATCAGGGTGACTTGGTTGCCCTATCCGCCGGGTATATTGTGAAATTCGTTGCTGCTTCGCATGCTACTGCTATCGGAGTTTTCAACGGCTGTTTCTACACTGACCCAACTTCTGGTAAGCCCACCTACAAGAACTACTATCCGGGTAGCGTCAACATCACCAGCGGCACCATCCAAGCCGATGTGATTGACGATCCCAACCAGTTGTTCGTGATCCAAGCTGATGACAGTGTTGCGCAAGCTGACATTGGTCAAAACGCTCCGGTTGCAACGGGTTCTACCGGCAGCACCGTCACGGGTGTTTCCAACATGGAGTTGGACGCATCTGCAATTGCAGCTACTTCGACGCTAGCTCTGAAGATTTTGGGCGCTTACAACTCGCCTGATAACACTTTGGGTAGCACGAATGTGGATGTGATTGTCAAGATCAACACTCATAGCCTCGGTAGCGTTGGCACCGCTGGCGAATAAGGAGTAAATAGAAATGGCAATTTCACGCGCACAACTCGTTAAAGAACTAGAGCCCGGGCTGAATGCCCTGTTTGGCATGGAGTATGACCGTTACGAAAACGAGCATGCTGAAATCTTCGCAACCGAGTCTTCGGACCGTGCTTTTGAAGAAGAAGTGATGCTCACCGGTTTCGGTGCTGCTCCTACCAAGACTGAAGGCGCTGGTGTCGCTTATGACTCGGCTCAAGAGTCGTTTACCGCTCGTTACAGCCACGAAACCGTTGCTATGGCGTTCGCCCTGACCGAAGAGGCCATTGAGGACAACCTCTATGACCGCTTGGCTTCGCGTTACACCAAAGCTCTGGCTCGTTCGATGGCACACACCAAGCAAGTTAAGGCTGCGGCTATCCTGAACAACGCCTTTAACACCTCTGGTGCGTACAACGGCGGTGACGGTGTATCGCTGTGTAACGCTTTGCACCCGACCGCTCTTGGCCCCACGTTCTCCAACACGCCCGCTGTGGCTGCTGACCTGAACGAAACCTCGTTGGAGCAAGGTATCATTGATATCGCTGCTTTCACCGACGAGCGTGGGTTGAAGGTTGCCGTGCAGGCCCGTAAGCTGGTCATTCCTAAGGAGCTTCAGTTCACCGCTGAGCGCCTGATGAAATCGACGCTGCGTACGGCTACTGCCGACAACGACATCAACGCCATCCGTTCGATGGGCATGGTGCCGGAAGGCTACGCTGTGAACCACTTCTTGACCGACACGGACGCTTGGTTCCTCATGACCGACGCTCCTAACGGCCTGAAGATGTTCAACCGCGCTGGCATCAAGACCGCCTTTGAAGGCGATTTTGACACCGGTAACGTGCGTTACAAGGCCCGTGAGCGCTACAGCTTTGGCTGGAGCGACCCGCGTGGTATCTACGGTTCGTCTGGCGCGGCGTAAAGCCAAGGAGGCTTCGGCCTCCTGCCTATGAACCTAGGGGGCTTCGGCCCCCTTTTTCTTTGCCTTCTTTTTGCGTCTGCGTTCTTCCCGCAGATTATGGTGGTGGATGCGGTGGCAGTTAGCGCATAACGGTACGCACTTGGCTATCTCGGCAAATAGTAATTCTTCTGCTCGACGACGTACGAGGGTGTGAATATGGTGCTCTTTGGTACCCGGTGGGTGGTGGAAATCTATGGCCGCTGGGTGAGAGAACCCGCAACTAGCGCATTTGATACTGGCTTTATATTCTGCCCAGCGCTTACCAAACGTACGTCTTTGCTCCCGCTGCTTGGCGGCTAGCGCTTTTTTGTTGTTTTGGTAGTGTTTAGCGGAGGCTTTTTTTGAAACTTCTTTTCGTTTCTTTGGGTCTTTATACGGCACGATTTACTTTACATCTCCAGTACAAACAGGAATCGCCTGCCCAAGGGTCGGATGGTTCATATAACTTAAAGCCGCATGTTATCAAACTATTGGAACTGGCTGGATTTTCATACGTTTCTGTCACCGCCCAGTTCATGCCTAATTTTCTGGCTTGATTCAATCGGGCGCGTATCAATCGTTTCTGCAGTCCTTGGCCCCGGTGTTCAGGCACCACGCCTGCTCGACACAAGTAGACGCAATCTGTCCAACGAGCAGACGGCACCATCCCAGCAAAGCCGACTGCTCCTGCTTTTCGTTCAAAAGCTACAAACCACCATCCTTCAAGTGGGGGATAGATCTCGTCATAGGGCAGGGATTGCAGCTGTAAGCCGCATAGGATGTTCCTCCAATATATCTTTGAGATATCTACGGAACGTATTTTGTATTCCATGGTCTACTAAAAAAGGGTTGACTTGTAGTTTAATTGGTGTATATTACGTAGGCAAGTCCGGGGTCACCCGGTATTACTGACAGTCCCGGCTGACGACATGCAGACAGTAATACCAACGTTTTAACTCGCATGTGAGGATTTAAAAATGGCTAACACCACTTTTTCTGGCCCGGTTATTTCGACCAACGGCTTTCAAGGTAATGTAACGGGCGGCATCAACGGTTCTAGCGGCTATGTGATTACTTACGCAACAACCGCCGCAGCTATTGCGGACGCTACTGATGCTGTAAACACTTCCGACAAACAAGCTGGCACCCTCGTTTTGGACACTACCAATAGCCGTCTAATGGTTGCCCTTGGTTCGGATGCTACTTCTAACTGGGCTGTTGCCGACGGGTCTGCTACGGTCACTCCAAGCTAATTTGTCTCCCGCAAGGGTTTTTAACTCAAGGAGCAAATTATGGGATATATGAGCGATGTAAAAAGCACCCGTTTAAATGGTGCTGGAGGGGCCATTTTTGGCGGTCCTGCCCGTGTTAAAGGCATTTATATCGTCTCTACTGCTACTGCGGGCTCGGTGGTGATTAAGGATGGTGGTTCCGGCGGAACCACTGTTTGCACCATTGACACTCCAGCTGCCGTAGACACGATGTATATTCGCTTGCCTGAGGACGGCCTGCGATGTGCTACCGATGCCTATGCTGCCCTGTCTAATGTCACGGCGGCGACATTCTTTTACGCTTAAAGGATTGGTATGGACAAGAAAAAGATGGCTAAGTTAATGAAGCCTTATGGGCCTCGCAATCCTGATGCTAAGCCGGGTGACGAGCAGGTTTACACGCCTGAGACCCGTCGTCGCATCAAGCAGATGGAAGAAGATCGCAGGGACAAGAAGCTTTTGGAAGACTCTGATAAAGGGTATCGCGAGGCCATTGGCATGAAAAAAGGCGGCATGGTCACTAAAGGCTGTGGAATGGCCCGTCCTCAAAAGTTTCGGGTGATGTAATGGGGTCTGCGGCATGGACACGCAAAGAGGGCAAAAACCCGAAGGGCGGTCTGAACGCCAAAGGCCGCGCCTCTTACAAAGCCCAGACCGGTGGGACGCTAAAGCCGCCCGCGCCAAAGCCAAAGACGAAGAAGGACGCCGCGAGGCGAAAGTCTTTCTGCTCTCGCATGGAAGGAATGAAGAAGAAGCTTACTTCGTCCAAGACAGCGAAAGACCCAAACAGCCGGATTAACAAATCTTTACGAGCATGGAATTGCTGATATGACTATGGGCACCGAAGCAAAAACCGTGGCCGACGCAGCGGCTGTAGTAACAACTGTGGGAACCATGATGGAGTTTTTGCCAGCACTGGCTTCTATTTTCACGATCATCTGGCTGGGTATCCGCATCTGGGAAAGCCCCACGGTGCAGGGCATGGTTGGCAAGGTTAGGAAAAAAGATGCCAGCGAAGTCTGAAAAACAACGCAAACTCATGATGGCTGTTGCTAACAGCCCTGAATTTGCCAAAAAAGTAGGCATACCACAGAAAGTTGGCAAAGAGTTTGTTGGAAAAAGCACCGGTGGCTCTGTTAATCGCATTGGTCGGGCGGTAATGCCTTCTAGGCGTGACCCAGATATTGGAAAAATGATTAAGCAGGCGAGAGTCCCAACCGGTAAACGGAGAGGCTAATGGCTACGTCGGGCACATCAACTTTTAATCTTGAGTTTGATGAAATTATTGAGGAAGCGTATGAACGGTGCGGTTTAGAGAGCCGCACTGGGTATGACATGAAAACGGCTAGGCGTTCTCTTGGTCTATTGCTTATGGAGTGGGCGAATAGGGGGCTAAATCTCTGGACAATTGAACAGAGATCCGTTGCTATGGTGGCAGGAACAAACAGCTATAACTTGCCTACAGATACCGTAAACATTCTGTCGGCAGTTGTACGCACTGGGACAGGATCGGCCCAGCAGGACATCACATTGGACCGTATTAGCCAAAACGAGTACCTGCACCTCCCGGATAAGAACACGCAGGCACGGCCCGCTCAGTACTATTTGCAACGGACTACCACTCCGGTGCTGTTTGTGTACCCGGCTCCGGATGCTTCGACCTACACCTTCCAGTATTACGTGGTTCGCCGCATTGAGGATGTAGGTGCATTTACAAACAATGCAGACGTAGTGTTCCGCTTTATGCCTTGTTTAGTTGCAGGCCTTGCGTATTATATTGCGGTTAAAAAAGTGCCAGAAAAAGTTCCTTTATTAAAACAACTGTATGAGGAAGAATTTGCCAGAGCCGCAATGGAAGACAGGGATACGGCAAGCGTTTATTTAACCCCTGAAATAAGCGTGGGGTAAGGCGTGGGAACAGGCTTTGCACTAGGGAAACATGCTTTAGCCATCTGCGATAGATGCGGGCTTCAGTATGCCTATTTGCAGCTAAAAAAGGAATGGACGGGTTTTAAGACATGTCCGGAATGCTATGAGCCAAAACACCCGCAACTAGAGCCGAAACGCAATATTAGTGATGCTATTGCACTTCGGAATCCAAGGCCCGACCAACCACGGGTTATCGATGTATACAGCGGCGCTCCGGGCGATTCTGCTTTTTTAAGCAACGGAATGCAAGCCACGCCCTTGAATAAACCTTTAGTATCAGCGATAATGCTGGGTAATGTAGTCGTATCTACAGGGTAAAACAAAGTGAATTATTCTGAGTTAATTACCGCAGTCTCGGACTACACAGAAAACACGTTCTCTGACGTGGACATGGCTACGTTTGTTCAACAAGCGGAGCAACGCATATTTAACACAGTCCAGTTCCCGGCTTTGCGTAAAAATATGACGGGGACGACTACATGGAACACCCAATACCTGTCCACTCCGGATGACTTTTTGTCTGCCTATTCTTTAGCAGTTATCGACGGCTCTGGGAACTATGAATTTTTGCTGAATAAAGATGTAAACTTTATTCGTCAGACGTACCCTTCAGCTAACACTAGGGGCATCCCAAAATATTATGCAATATTTGGCCCTACAACCACATCTGATGTAGTCCCCGCTATAACCAACGAAATTTCTTTATTGCTGGGCCCGACCCCAGATGATGCTTACACCGTAGAGCTCCATTTTTACTACTACCCCGACAGCATTGTTCGTGGCCGTATTAAAACCCTAGCGGGAATTGTTGGTGGGTCTGGATACAGCAACGGCACTTATTATGACGTGCCTTTGACGGGTGGCACTGGGAGTGGGGCAAAGGCCACTATTACGGTGGCTGGTGGGGCGGTGACAACGGTGACTATTACTAACCGTGGTGTAGGCTATGCTACATCGGATACCCTGTCTGCGGGCACCACGATTGGAGCCAGCGGGGTAGGTTTTTATGTCCCTGTTAATACCATCTACAACCAGAATGGTACGTCATGGCTAGGGGATAACTTTGATTCTGTCCTTTTGTACGGCACGTTAATGGAGGCGTATACGTACATGAAGGGCGAGCAGGACATGCTTCAGTTATACAGCAATCGTTACTTAGAGGCGCTGCAGTTGGCTAAGCGCTTAGGTGATGGCTTAGATCGCATGGATGCCTATCGTAGTGGGCAGGCTAGGGTAGGGGTAAAGTAAGATGGCAATTACCCAAACAGTCTGCACAAGTTTTAAAGTCGAGCTGTTATCTGGAACGCATGACTTTAATTCTGACACGTTTAAACTTGCGCTATACACGTCTTCGGCAACTTTAAATGCCGCTACTTCTGGATACACAGCTAGTGGTGAAGTTGCAAGTGGATCAGGCTATACGGCAGGAGGTAAGGACTTGACGGTGTCGCAGACTCCTACCTCCGGGTCAGAAATTGCATATATCTCTTTTTCAGATATATCATGGGCGTCAAGCACAATAACTGCAAGAGGGGCTTTGGTCTACAACAGTAGCAAAAGCAACAAAGCAGTTGCAGTACTTGATTTTGGGTCGGATAAGAGTTCTTCTAGTTCGACATTTACTGTAACCTTTCCGGCGTCTAACCAGAACAGCGCCATAGTTCGCATTTCATAAGGAGAGCACTATGCTTGGCGACAAATCGAAGGTAGCAGACACTACAGCAGTGAGCGTCTCCCAAAATGGCGGCGTTTCGGCGGGGGTGTCTGGTGGGGGTGTCTTTCACGTAGTTTGCTACGATAAGGAAGGCAATGTTAAGTGGACGGCAGAATCGCCAAACTTGGTGGTTAACGTCGGCCTACAAGACATGAATGACAAGTACTTTAGCGGCTCAAGCTATACGGCTGCTTGGTACATTGGCTTGTACGGTGCGGCTGCATCAAATAACCCGGCTGCGGGTGACACCATGAGTAGCCATGCTGGTTGGACTGAGAATACCACGTATTCTCAAGCAACCCGGCCTGCTTGCTCTTTTGGGTCGTCTACTGCCGCTGACCCGGCTGTTATTAGCAATTCGGCTTCTCCGGCTGCGTTTAGCATTAACGGTACGACCACTATTGGCGGGGCGTTCTTGACTAGCGATAACACCAAAAGCGGCACTACTGGGATCCTGTTCTCGGCTTCTGACTTTACGTCTCCCGGGGATCGCTCAGTGGTATCGGGTGACACGATCAATGTTACCTATACCTTTAGCTTAGCTGCAACATAAGGGGTAGAAATGGCGACTAGATTCTCTAGGGGGGACGAGGTCCGCGTGGATGCCGTTATCCCTTCTGGCCCAGTGCAAGCATTTCGCATGGACGAGGATGGGATTGTCTACTGTCTTATTGAATGGACAGACGCATCAGGCAATACCCAAGTGCGCTGGTTTAAAGAAGATGACCTAGTTGCTGTTTAGCAATAGGGGGCACTCGGCATGTTTGGCATAGCCTCATTTGCCGAAGTCCCCTATGCTTCTTTACCGGCAGCAGGCGGTGTTGTTTACGCCGTTTCTATTGAAGAAGATGCAACCGGTACTGAAGCGCTAGTCGCATATTTTACGGCGGTCGCTGCGGTAGCTGAAACGGCTACCGGCACGATTATTTTTGCTAGTTTAGCGGAGCTTGCGGCAACACTGTCTGAAACGGGGACAGGCACCGAAGAGATTGTCTCACTGCTAGAGGCAGAAGCGTCTGCGTCTGAGACTGCTACGGGGACGGAAGCTGTTTTGTCTTCGTCAGAAACCTTGGTTTCTGTGGCTGAAACTGGCACCATCACTGACGCTTCTGCGTCTGATATTGAGCTTAATTCATCAGTTTCCGAAGACAGCACAGGAACTGAATCAACAAGTTCTTCTGTTGAAATTAACTCAGATCTAGCGGAAACAGGGACAATAACCGAATCCAGTTCCTCCGCTATTGAGGTGGAAAGCAGCGTTGATGAGACAGGGACAGCGTCGGACCAATTTTCTTCTGGTACAGATGTTATTTCTTCAATCTCTGAAGACGGGGCCATAACTGATGCTTTAGGCACTACGGCTATATTTACGGGGGGCATATCGGAAGATGCGTCCATAACCGACGTTTTGGGCGCTGCGGTTATATTCTCCGTGGATACGTCAGAAGAAGCCACAGGAATAGGTTCTTACTCGTCTTTAGCTGAGCTTGAGGCATTTTTTGCGGACACCTCTACCGGTACGGAAGAGACAGCATCCGTTGTTGATTTTGTTGCCTCTATCTCGGAAGATTCGACGGGCACAGAATCTATATCCAGCGGATATGACGTTATTTCTGGGATATCGGAAAATTCAACGATAACCGACGTAGCTCAAGGCCTTCCGGAGTATCCACGAGGTGT